CGGCGACCCCCCGTACCCATCCAGAGCACGCCGCACGCGGTCGGCGAGGTCTCTTACTGCCTCATACGTCTCGGCGTAGAGGTCAACAGACAGCACGACGGTCGGCATTCCCATCGGGCCAGCGAGCGTGTGCGACCGTTGGACGCCAGCCCGCCGCCACGTTGCAAACGGGAGCGCGGCCGTCGCCGGGGCAATCACGGGATACACTCGCGTCCCAACCACAGCCGCCACGGCGGGGTCAGAAACGAGAACGTAGGCGAGGCCTTGCTCGGGACTCTTGAGTGGCATACCGCACTATGCGGCATTCCCACCGTCCCCTTGCAGCCTAGAGCGTGTCCGTGCCGTTGACGGTCCCGGAATCCCTGTAGCGGAGGGCTGACCACGCCTGCTCCAGCGTCACCGCAAGGTCGCGGCGTAGCGAATCAGCCACGATGGATTGCGTCTGCTCCCACGCCGTTTTGAGCGGTGGCACTCCTCCCGATCCGCCGACTGGCATCTCGGGAATGATGATTGGCGTTTTTGACTTGCGGAAAAACGCCTTCGGATAAGCAGGATCAGTCTGCACTCGACCGTCCCCGCCGACAGACTTCGCTATTGAGAACGGACCGAGCTTGTTAAACGACGAGGCGATATAGGTCGGCGTTCGCTCCTCAACGGTATGAAGTACGCCTTTTCCCATCACTAGTTCCCACTGCCCGTTTCGGCGGCGCGCGAACGGCTTGGTAGGACTTTTCCTAGCGTAAGTCCGTTGCTTCGCCTGAGTGATCTTTCGCTCCTTTGTGCCGAACTCAACAAGCCCCTGATGGAATGCCCGATCCTTGCCAGCCCGCACGCTGCCGCCTGCGGCACTGCTGGAAGCACCACTGCCAGCCCGCGTATAGCCAACGATGCCGACCGCCACGCCGTTCTGCTTGTAGGTGACAACCTTGCTCGACACAGCACGCTTGAGGTTCCCAGTTGGGCCAACCGGCGTGATGTACCGAAGGTAGTTCACCGTTGGCTTGATGGCCTTGCGGATGATCGGAGCAAGGATTTCCGCAGCCTGCTTGTTTGGAAAGAACCGCTGAATGGACTGCCTGAGGTTCGTGAGTTCCGCAGTGTTTATGTCAAGTTTGATTCCAGCGACAGCCATCACTGCACCTCTTGGCAGATCAGTTCGTGGATGCTGCGGTTCTCGTGCTCAAGGATCGAAATGATTTCCAGCGTGCGGCCACGCCACGACAGCCGCATCTTTGACGTGAGGCCAATGAGGTACCGCATCTTCACGCGGTGCGACAGTTCAATCTGCTGCTGACCAGCTAGAAGGTATTCGCGTGCGGACACGCCTTGCACATCTGCCCACACAGTTGTGAACGTGGCCCACTCAGAGATGGACTCTCCGAGGCGGTTCCGCGTCTCGGACGCCTGCTGCACCGTCACACGCTCGCGGAGTGTCCCAGCGTCCATTACGTTTCGCCGTAAATGACTGCGGTGTAAGTTCCAGCTCCGATGGTCTGAACTTGGATTGGGTAGTCGGGATTCACGGGGATTACCACAACGGAATCTGGAGGAGGAACAACTCTGAGCGCATACCCTCCTATGTCATCAATCTGTTTTACAACACACGATCCAGAGTGCTTGAAAACAAGGATGGTCGGTTGGTTGATCGTCGCGACAGAACCAGATGCGTTGATGTATTCGTTTACAGGGATCACAGACGTGCCGACAGAAACTGTTTTCGTCACGGAGTTGACCACTCCAGCGGCGTACTCAGTGGCCCCAGAAAGGCTAACGACCTTCAAGGATTCATCTCCATCCATGTCGTAAAACAGCGCGTCGATGTTGATGCGTCCTTCAATGCTCACGGGTTGAAGCTCTCGCAGAGGATGATCTTGTATGTTCCGGTTCCCGCACCACCTCCGAGTTCCACGTTGTCGGGAATCTCGCTAGGGAAGAACGTCACGGCAGGGATGCCTCTGGCAGACAGCAGTTGGAAGTTCGCCGCCTCTCCGTAGTTGGCAAGAGTCCTCGGAGAATCACCGCTCCAGATAAAAATGATTCGCTCCACAGAATCCATCAAGACCGCTTCGCCAGCCGCGTTTCTGTACGTTGTTTGACTGAGGGTTCCAAGGTGTTTGAACGCGACTCCCGCCGTCCCAGTGACCACGGCCACCTTGCCGTCAGGGTATTCGACGGAGTTGTTGAGGCTGACCACCTTGATCGCGGACGTGCCATTCACGTCGTGGAACAGCACGTCCACATTCACCCGCCCGTCAAGCGTCATGTGTATGACCCCCACGAAATGGAGTCGAGCAGTCGCTTCGCGGCGTCTGGCATCTCACCGCCGCCACGCTTCTCGTAGATTTCATGGACACACATGAGCAGAGCGGTTTTAACCCGCTGTGGCACGTCGGCTGCGGCCCCGTACCCTGCCCACCATGTGACCGACACCGAGTTCTGGTCGAGCAAGTGACTCGGCCACGAGCCGTTGTAGACGTTGCGGATCACGCCCGGCGTCGCGTCGCGGTCCACGCGGTAAGACGTGGTGGCAAGCGTCGCGGTCGCCAGTGAGTCGCCTGTCGTGTAGGTGATCGACACCGCCGTGGCTGTGCCAGCCGTCGCCATCGGTGGACGTGGCAGTTCAATCTCGTCAGGAAACGCATCCAGCCGCATGACAAGACGCTGCGACACCAGTGCTCGGTCAAGGTAGTCCTCACACCACTCGCGGGCAGACGTGATGTACCCTGCGATCAGCGTATCGTCTGCCGTGGAGTCCACGCGGAGGTGGCTCTTGGCCTCGGCCAATGTGATCGGCTCCGCAGCCGGGGCGGTCAGTCGCTTGAGGCTGCGGTAGCGTCTCACTTCTTTCGTCTCCTCGGCGTCACGTCGGCCGTCTCGGCCACCGGCTCGACGCTGGCTGTCTCAATCAAGGTCTGCTGCGAGTCGCGCACCTCGGTGGCGTACTCCCACGCAACAAGGCCTTCGGCCTGCCGCTGCGGGAGGTCGAGGACTTCGCCCGGCTTGTACGCACCGTAGGGTCGGAGCATCCGTATTTTCATGCCTTACTCCACCTTCCATGCAGAGGCTGGCGGCTTACGAGTTTCCTGCCACTCGTTGCAATACTGGAAAACAGGCTTCCCGAGTTCCTGACTCGGCCATGTGATGACGTACTCGCCGTGGCCGATTGCCACTCGCGGCGTGATGTAGAGGCGGTTCCCGCACGCCTTGAACTTTTTCCAGAACGATATGTCAGAATCAATTCGGCCTTCGTCCCACCGCCCGTCTGGACCCGGCTGCTCGTGGAACCAAGGCTTCGCCATCCTCCGCAGGGCAGCGGTCGAGATGATTGTGCAGCCGAAGTGCGCGGTATCCACCTGCTGCACAGGATGACCAAACCACTCGCGAGGCACTTGTGTCACGCCGCCTTCTGGCGGATTGTCGAGCGTGTCCAGCAGCGTGAGCATCGGCCTGCCGTCCTCTCGCTTGGTTTGGATCGGAGCGAGCGCGTCGCACTGGAACGTCATCGCGAGCGCGAATAGGTGCTCAATGTTCTCGCGGCTCACGAAGGAATCCATGTCCAGCGTGATAATGTATTCGGTGGTTGGCTCAAACTTCTCCAGCATCCGCGTGAGCACTTGGCTCCAGAACGCACCCTGCCCGAGCGTCGGGCGGATGTGCAGCGGCATCATCGCCTCGATGAATCCGAAGATGTTGATGAGCGGCCCGAAGCGAGGACCAGAGAGGATCGCTTCGCACCGAACGTCAACCGACGAGCCGCCGACTTGAACGAGCATTTTTTGATTCCAGAAAGTGAGAACGGCGGGGAGGCTCGCGCCTTCCCCGCCGTCTACTGTGCTCATTGTGTCAAGCGGATCAGCCGACAGCCTGAGTGCTGACGTTCTTGCCGGTGGCGTCCATCGGGCCAGCCTCGCCCTTGCCGAGACGGCACGACGTAACAACGCCGCACGTCGAAGAAGGGGTCGCGTAGACCGTCAGGTAGCGACGCTTGCCTCGGAGGTCGAGGTCGAAGCGGTGAGAGTATCCCACTGAGGAAGTCGCCGTGACACCAGCCCCGACCGTGAAGTCCGTGCCAGCGACCAGAAGGTTCGCCTGACCGGACCCGCTCGTGTCGCTCTGTGCAACACGCAGCACGGTGGCGGCAGTGGTCGGAGGCGAGGCGGCGGTGAACGGGCTGAACAGCACGTCAATCGACGCATACTCAAAACCGAGCGTGTCGATTTCCAGCGAGTGCGTCGCGGACGAAAGCACAGCCGTCTCGGCCTTGCTGACGCTCTTGGTAGCAGCAACGTGATTCATGGGATCAGAAATCTCCTAGAGAGTGAGGTCAGGATCAGCCGAACTTGAGAGCCACAACAGGACCGGCCTTGCTAGTCGAGCCAATGTCGTTGACCACCATCGCGTTGCGAGTGGTGGCAAAGGTGAGGGTCTGGTCAAACTCGATGTACCGCTCGCTAGCAGTCTTGATCGAGATGGCCCGACGCTCGCCGAACAGAGCGGCCTGCGACAAGTCGCCAAACAGCGCGGCCACCGTGCCGGTCGTGCCGGTAAGAGCCGACTGCATCGGCTGTACCAGCGTGACCGGATAGCCGAGGAACGTCTCGCCGAAGCCAGCCGCCACGTTGTCGCTGGAGTTGCCACCAGCACCAGACGCCCCGCCGGGGAGCATGGCGAGCCGCAGCATCGCAGCACCCCAGCCAGCCGGGGAGATGTACCACCGTGCGTTGCGGTTCCGAGCGTACATCGGGAGCCGAGCGAGGAGGTCCGTGAAGTTCTTCATCGTCAGGTCGCCAAAGGTCGTGTTGCTCGTCGCAGTAACGACCGAGGCCGAGTAAGCCGACTGGAGAATCTTCGTGCAGATGCCCGTGGTCCCGTGGTAAGCGAGCGTCCCGTCGCCGATGAAGCCAGAGTTGTCAAAGGCTTCGCTGAACGACTGAGCCGTCTCCACCGCCATCGCGTCTGCAAGGTTGATCACCGAGTCCTCAAGCAGGGAGTTCGGAGTGCGGTTCGCCACGCCCCAAATCTTCGCGTTGAGTTCCACGTTGTCGAACGTCACGTCGCTGGCCGATACCTCGACGTTTTCACCGACGGGCCGAGCGGTCAATCCGCCAGTGCGTCGCGGGAAAACAAGGGTATCGGAGTTCATCGAGACGCGCTTCGCGTACTGCGGGAATACGCCAAACTCCTCAACCAGCCGGATGATTTCGCTGCTGAGTTCGGGACTGGTCAGCACACCACCGAGGCTGTTGATGCCTCCTGCCTGAGCACGCGACTCGACGCCGTGATCCTTGCACCACCGCCGTGCGTCGGCGTCGCCGAACACATAGCCCTTGAGGTGCATTCCAGCACGGTAGGCGGTCTCGGAGTTCTTGAACGCACGGAGGTTGCCATGATCCTTCGGCACAGCGTACTGACGAGTTTCCACAGTTGGCTCCTTCGCCACGGGGGATTCGATTGCCTTGGCAGGAGCAGAACGCTCCAGCACCGACCGAAGTTCCTTTTCCTTGGCCGCGACGGTCTCAAGGAAGTCGATCTTGGCCTTGATCTCGTCGGCACGAGCCATGAGCGAGCGGAGCGAGTTCTGCTGCGCGTCAGCGGCAGCGGGGTCGGCCATCGCACCATCAGCGGCGGGAGCGTCGGTCTGCTCCATCGCGGCTTGAATCTCCGCAGTCACAGACGCCAGTTGGTCGAGCAGTGCCTTGATCTTGTCCACGGCGATTCTCTCCTAGTGCGATTCGTGGCGACGCGGACGCATCGCCTACGGTAAAAACTAAGGCTCGCCCCCCACACCCATCCAGCAACGGCAAGCGCGAGAGTAAAGAACTCAGGCAACCTTCGTGCGGCGAATCTCGTTGGCGGCGAGGATGTGTTTGTCAGTCGCACCGCAGCAGCGGCATCGCAAGTACCGAACTTGGTACTCACCGTGCTGCTGGCTCGACGCAATCAGCAGCTTCCCATCGCGGCATTTCGGGCATCGGTCGCCAGTCTTAGCGGCCATGCTTTTTGAGGTACTCGCGGAGTTCGTTAGCCCTCGCCGCTGCGTTTGTCCACGATTCGCGAATCGTGGACAGAGAATGCCGAAACGAGTCGTAGGACCGCTTCGCAACCGCCACGTCCGAGTCGGGATAAGCCGGGAACGTCGTTGGCGACACGTCAATCAAGGAGTCAACCCGCTTGATCGTTCGCACGCTGCGGCCATCCTCCACGCTCCACTCGTCGCCGCCCGTGCCGACTTGGAAGGCAAAGGACGATCCGCGAACGATTCCGGCCCTGATGTTTGCGGCGATGTCCTTGCCGTAGGACGTGTCGGGGACTGGGAACTCATACCGCAGCCCCACGTCATCCACGGTGAGCTTGAGCGTTTCGGGATAGCGGGCCAGCGGGAAGTTGGGGTCGTGGTTCCAGAGCGCGCGGGTCTGGAGCGGTTTCTTGCGGCCACGACGCTCGGAGACAAGGCTGAAAGCACCAGGGTCAAGCCGCTCCACAAAGTCGCCAAGGTCGAGCGAAAGCACGCCAAACTTCGCAGCGTAGCCGACAACCCACTCGCGGGAATCGTCGCTGCCTTCTTCGCTGCGGCTCTCAATGCGGAGGAGCGGGGTGTCAGACTCAATCTCGTCAATGGAAAGTGAACGTCGTTCGATGTTCATCGTTGTGCTCCTGCCGTTGTTGTCCGCTGCTTCAATCTGCTTAGTCAGTTTGCTCGCCCATGCTTCCCCCGGATCGCCGCCCCACAAAGCCCATGCGATTCGGCCAGCGCTCGGGAATCCGTCCTGGTCTGGACTCCATCCCTCGCCCTTCTTGTCCACCGCGTGGCGGGCAAAGCAGCTTGCCATCCGCTTCGCGGTATCAGGTGAGATGTTCGTGCCGTTCGACAAGTCGCGGGCGCGGGCAACGCCAACCGCCGTGCCGCCACGGTTGAACTCGTCTCTCCACGCCAGCCCCTTCGCGGCCTCGTCGCGGACGCCGCCGGGAGGCGAGAAGTCAATGTGGTCATACTTCGCCATCGTTGACCTGCTTGATTGTCTGCGGCGAGTCATCCACCCACACGTCCACCTTGATCCCTGCCGCATCGGCGGCGTCAGCCTTGAGCGTGTCGCCGCCGACGAGCAGCACTTGCGAGAACGACTCGGCGTAGTCGCCGAGAGATGAGATCACCTCCTCTCGATCAGACTCTGGCCTGCGGGAAATCATCACGACGGTGTTGCCATCAGCAACCGCCTTGCGAGCAAACTCGCCCCACATCTGCGGGTCGGCGGCAAACGTCCTGTCAAAGTCGATGCTGACCGTCATCGCCCGTGCTTCTGGCAGCGAGCGGCCGAGCGGTGCGGCTGGGGCAGGAGCGGCCTGCTGAGGCTGCACGCTGCCTGCGGGATTGCCAGCCACCACCCCCGCGAGGATCGCCGTGACCTGATCGGCGGTAATGCTTGGGAACGAAGCGGCGATGAGTGCCGCCGCTCCTTCCTTGGTCAGCAGGCCAGCGGGGACTTGAGCAATGATTGCGATGAGGCCCGTGATCTGTGCTCCGTTGAGCGACACGTCGGCAACTTGAGGAGCCGCATCCACTTGCGGTGGCTGATCGCCAGCCGCAGCATCGAGACCGCCCGCAACAGCCTGCCCGTCGATCCCGCTGCCTTTCTGCTGCTGTGCCAGCACATCGGTCGCGGTCGGGTTCTCGCCGAGCGTTCCCATGTTGAGCGGGCGGTAGCGAACGTCGCCGCCTTCAACCGGGTCAAGGTTCTCGGTCGCTCGAATGTCGTTCGTGCTGACCACGCCAATGTCCCACATCGCCCGATAGAACGCCGAGCGGCTGGCAGCGTCGCCGCGAAGCAGGCCGCGAACGTCAAACTCAACGATGTATCTGTCATCGTCTCCGATGAGGTCGCGGGTGAATGCCGACTCAAACCGCCGCAGCCACGGCATGATGCAGTGCGTGACGAACGCAATGTCTGCTTCTGGAGTGTCAGGAGCAAGGCCGAGCCGCGAACCGGGGATGCGGAACAGCCTTGCGATTTCCTCCAACTGGTAGCGGCGCAGTTCGATGAACTGGCTGTCGGTGTTGCTCGACTGCGGAATGTCGTATGGCTTGAGTCCGCCCGTGAGGACTGCCGTGTTGTGAGCGTTACCAACTCCGCCGTGCCGCCTGTCCCACTGCGAGCGAAGAGCCTCGCGTGCCTCGGCGTTGAGTTGGCCCTCGGTCGAAAGAACAAACCCGGGGCGGGCACCGGCCGCAAAAAAGCGTGCCCCGTGCAACTCGCAAGCCCGGGCTAGTGCGATAGCGTCTTTGCATTCCTCA